TTTTTAAGAAGCTCAAAAAAAACATTAGCTGAAATGCAGAAGCTATATCCTTTATTATTCAATGTAGTTGATGCTCGAAACGAAGTACATGTAAAATGGATTTCATGGTTAGGTTTTACCTTTATCAAAAAACATCTAAACTGGGGGCCAGAGAGTCGAATGTTTTATGAGTTCGTGAGGATTTAATTATGTGTGATCCCGTCTCTATTGTTATAGGTATTGCATCTGCTGGTCTTGGATTCGTCCAAAATCAACAGATGATAAAGGCACAAAATAGAGCAATAGAAGTACAGAATCAAAATGCTAGAGCACAGTTTGATGTAGCAAAATTACAAACAGAAGCAAATAGATTTAGAGAAAGACAACAGTTTCAATCACAAGAATTAGCAAATGAGACAAGTGAGTTCTTAGCTGATAGAGCGTTTGAGAAAGAAACACAATCTATTAATATTCAACTTGCACAAGCACAAGAAGAAGCAGCAATTAAAAAACGAGAAAAGAAACTTGAAATAACAAGAGCTAAAGGAGAAATATTAGCGACAGGTAAAGGAGGATTAAATGTAGTTAATTTATTAGCTGATGTTGATAGTCAGTTTGCTCAATACGATTGGGGATCTAATAGGAATCTTGCGTTCGTTGGTTATCAAGGAGCAACTGATAAGGAGAGTGCAAACATTAGAAGAGCAAGTAGGCTCGCATCATTGAATCCTTATATCCAACAACAGTATATAGATCCTGCACGACCAATAGATCAACCGAAGATGAGAAGTAATACAGGACTGGCATTGCTAAGTGCAGGACTACAAGGAGCTAGTGCAGGTATGTCTTGGAGTAGTGGTATGTCTAATGCAGGTTATACATGGGGAGGATTTACAAAAGCAGGGGGTGTCCCTGGAGTTAGGGGATACGTCAAAACGAGCTCCCTTCCTCCTATTAAATAACTATGGCAAAGTACACACACGGAAAAACTAAAGGGACTTCTGATAGACAAAGTTCCAGAAGAACTTCTGCCATCCCAGGAGAAACAGGTGGCGTAATAAAAGATTTTAGATTGTCAGGTGCAGGTTCAAGTCAAAGAGTAAGTACTAATGTCCAAGATTACTATCAGTCTCAACCTTTAAATGTTCCTGGGCCTATTCAAATACCTGATGCTCCAGAAGCTCCTGATGATAGTCAAAATCTAAGAAACTTAGCTAATGCTTTCGGTGATCTAAATACAAATTTAAAAGGCTTTCTTTCTGAAGTTCCACAATTACAAGTTTCCTTAGATAAAGAAGCTAGAAAAAGAGCAGAGATACAATTTGAAGCTAATAGTTCTTTGAATAATGCAAAAAAAATATTAGAAAAAAAAGGAGAAACAGACCCGAAAGCTGCTAATTCCTATGGCATCTTTGCTTCAATGGATCAAAGAGTCGAAAGAGAATATGCAATTGTAAAAGCAAAGAGAGACGGGATGGATAGTATTACAAGTTTTTCTACTGATATGGAAATAATATATCAAAATAGTTTTAGTGATGAAACTAGAATGCAAGATGGAATAATCATTCCATTAAATCCTGCTTCTCCAGAATTTTCACAACTAGCAAATGCTTATTTTGCAAAAAAGATTCCTAATGCCCAAGCAAGATTAGAATTACAACCTCAAATCCAAGCAGCTATATATTCAGCAAGATCATCTCTTAGTAGTACACATAAAACATATAAAGACTCACGTGCTAATCTTACTCTTGAAAATAATCTTGGAAGTAGAATATTAGAGAGTACAAAGAATGATTTGAAAAATGGGTTTACAAATCAATATACACATTTCAATCAGAAAGGAGGAGGTTCAGGTAAAAACTATATTTCAAAAACTGAACCCCAAACAATAATAGAAGATGTTGCTGCTCAAGTAATACTTATTTCATCTGAAGGTGATCTGAATGCCAATTCAGAGAAAGCATTAAAACTTTTATTAAATACAAGATTAGGAAGTGGAAAGGGTATTCAACTATCGAAATTAATAGGTAGTGAAAAAAAATTAAGACAACTTTGGAGGAAAGCTATAAGTGAACAAATAAATGAAGAATCAAGAATATTAGATAATGCAGATCAACAAAGAGGAGAGAAACAAGCACTATCAGATTACAATGAGATTAATCTTTATGATGCAGATTTTAGTACAGTACAAATTGAATCTATAGTTAATGAAAACAATCAAAGAGTTATAGTAATCGATGGTGAAAAACACTACGTTGCTTCTGGCCCTTACGCTGTAAATATTAGAGGTTCTGTTAAGAAAATAGATTCACTTCTTGCAGAAGCACCAAAGAAATTTTCAAATCCACTTGCACTTTATGCGTATCAAAGAAAACTTAATCAATTAAAAAATAATCTTTTAGAAACTCAAACATCTGGACAAAGACAAGAAAACTATGAGTTCCTAAAAGACTATGTAACAGCTCCAGAAAATCTAGGTAAAGGTATTAATAACAAACAACTTATCGAAGAGTTTTATCAGACAGGTCGAATAGATCGTGAACATTATAATTTATTATACGATGAAGTAAATCCAAATTATTTAATTGAAAAAGACAATTGGAATACATTAATTAATGGAGATGGAAATAAAATAGTAGGTGTTTTACCAACTGTAAAAGATAAAATTATAGCCTCTTACGCTAAGGAGCAACAACTTAATATTACAAATTTCGATCAGTGGCCTGCCACAATTAAAAGTGCTGTTCAAACAGATATAGATAATTTCCAAACAGAAATTAATGAGATTTTTAATAGTAATGATACGTTCCAAAATAAAATAAAAAAACTAAATGAGTTAAAAGAAAGCGTTGAGGACAAAATAGACAATCAAAAACAATCTAATCTTTCAGATATTACAGGAATTAATTCTGATGATGGTCGTCAAGTTGGAACAGGTAAACTATTAACCAATAATAATCAAGATAATAGTGGAGTTTTTATTTTACAAGAACCAAGTTCAGCATTTCTAGAAAGTTTAACTGCATCGAATATAAATTTATCTGATATAGGTTTTGACTATGCTACTAATAATTCTGATTTCATTAAGATATTTGATGCTAAAAGTATATCAAGTTTTTATACTCTTTCAGATGAATTAAATCTAAGCTCAGATCTCGATTTAACAACTCTTGCTAATTCTTACTTTAAACCTCAAAATCAAGAAACAAATAAACAAACCTTTGTTTATGAAAGGCCAAGAGAATTAATACAAACATTAAAAGGAGGACTTAAAGGCAGAGGTGATGATCGGGAAAACAGTTCTTTAGCAGAAGCCGTTAGAACTAATACTTTATATTCAACTCCAATATTGATGAGACAAATAGAATTAATTTCAGATTATGCACAGCTTGAAAGAGTTCAAGAAAGAGGGCCAGATAAATATAATAGCTGGCATGTCTTTAATTGGATGTCTTCTTCTGGATCAAGTTATCCATATAACGTAACAAGTGAAGCTGAGATGAAAAAGCTAGGCTTGGAGTATCCAAGAACTAAGCCTCTAGCACCTGTTGATGCTTTAGAGACAGGTGCAATATTAAAGAGAATTAATAAACACATGTCTGCTAAAGAGTATTTTATTATTCAAGCCAAGTTACATAATCTTCCTTTATCTAAAAAAGTTTATGAACATTTAGATTTAGTTTTTCCTGATCCACGCAATAGCCAATTTCAATTTGAAGAAACAACAATAAATGCAGATGGCCCACAATCTTCTAATCCTTTTAGTTTGGAGAATCTAAATAGCAGCCAAGAAATAGCACAGATAGCTTCAACAGATTTAAGTTGGATGCCAGCTCAGAAAGTTAATCCAAAACAAGATTTAGAAACAAAAATGCTAAATGTAATTCATAAAGGTGAATCAACAGTTGATAAAAAAGGAAACGGCTATGAAGCTTTTAATCAAGGAGGAGCAGATGAAGGAAAAACAGTTCTTGGATTTAGTGGAACTTATGGAGATCATCCAGCTAATAAAGGAAAAAAATTAACTGAAATGACAATTCAAGAAATCTTAGATATACAAGATAGTGGCTATAACACTGAACTATATCCTTTTAATGCTGAAGGAACTAAAAAATGGCATGCTTCAGGTGGTATCCATGCAGCAGGTAGATACCAATTCACAAGAGTAGGACTAAGAGAAGCTATGAAACGTGCAGGAATTAAACCAACAGAAAAATTCAGTCCTGAAATTCAAGATAAATTAGCACTGACTTTATTACTAGAACTAGGGCCAAATCAGTGGACAAGCATGAAAGGGAATAAGGAATTACAAAAACTTCTTGATAAATACAACAAGACTGACTGGACAAAATCCAGTACGATAGATGGAAGGTCTGATATTGCGTAGAGCTAATGGCATTTGAAACTGTTATTGATCCTGTTACTAAAGAGAGAACCTATAAATGGGTAGATGAAGAACAATCTAGAGTCGAACAAGTTCTCGATCAAAAAAGAACAGATACAGCAAATAGAAAACCTCCAACTTTTCAAGAAATTAAAGAAGATCTAACTGGTGTAGCAAAAGCTGTTCCTCGCATGTTTGTTAATGCAGGAATTAATGCTGTTCAAGAAGGTAGCGACACAATCAGAGATATTGGTGGATACTTTGGCATAGGAGAAGGAACTACTTTTGCAGAACCTGACAAGCCTATTCTTGGAATGGGTGGTTGGAAGCCAGAAACATTAGAAAGTAGTGGAGTTGTTGAAGATATAGGAACAGGAATACTTCAGTTTGGTCTTGAATGGGTGATGTTAAGTAAGGCATTACGCCTTGCAAATTGGGGATTAAAAGGAACTGGTGTAGGAAAAACATTAACTAAACTTTCCACGAAAGGAAAAAGACTAGAAGCAGGTCTTTTAAGAACTGTAGGAAAATCTCCTATTGCTCCAAAGACTCTTAAAGGTGTTACAAAATTTGGGATCAAAGCAGCAGCAACAACTAGTCCTAGAGCAGCCTTTATAGATTTTGCTGGTTTCGATCAGTATGAAGGTCGTCTTTATGATTTAGCAGCTAATAGTAATACATGGTTCAACAATGTAAAACATATTCCTCTCGTTAATCAATTAGCTACAAATCCAGAAGATGAAGGATTAAGAGGTCGCTTTAAGAATGCGTTAGAAGGAAGCTTTATTGATCTTGGACTTGGTACTATTCTTTCTGCACGTTCAGCTTCAAAAGTAGTTGAAGCAAGAGTTGAACTCGATAATTTTTTAAGAACTCCTAAAACATTAAAGAATGGAAAACCAAATCCACAATGGATTGATAGGAGAAACAAATTAATAGAAACTTCAAACAAGTTACAAAATATTCCTGAAATTAAAAAGGCTATTTCTGATAGCAGAGTTAGCGCAAGACAAGCAAAATTCAATCAACCCATTGATATTGTTAAAGAAAGACGAGTAAAAGTTGAAGGTGATATTAATTCAATTAAACAACAAATAGATGAACTAGGTCCAGAGCCACCAAAACCAGGCAAAGGCCAAAGCAGAACTAAAGAAGGGAAATGGACTCCTGCTTTTAGAACATGGGATAAATGGAACAGAACAAACAAAGCATTACAAGCTCGACTAACAGAATTAACAACTCAAGTAGACGAAGCACCTATTAAACCAACTACAAGAGAACTTTCAGAGGATTCTCTTAAAGTAAAAGATACCGAAGGGATGCGTGTTGATGATAAGAACTGGTATGACCAAGAAGGCAGACCTATTGCAGCGGCAGATGCTTCTGATGCAGAGTTATATAGAAATGCTTTTATGCAAAGGGCTAAGGATCTTGCTGATGGAATTGAGTCAGGTGATCTTCCCTATTTCTATGGCCCAGAAGGAAAAGTAGACGAAGCAATAGCAGCACAAGTAATCGAAGGTCGTTCTATTAGTGAGATTATTGAGAATTTAAAAACAAATATTCCTAAAGCAACTGTTCCTATTGGAGATGCTAAAGGTATCACTCTTTCAAAGTATAGAGGTGCAGAAAAAATAATCAAACGACTTAAAGATCAAGTAGGTAAACAAGGTTTTACTCGTTCACAAAGAGAAGGCGTTGAAGAATTTATAGAGACTATTGGTCGTCACATGTTTGATGATGTTGCCTTTAGTTTTAATAGTAAAATTGGAGCAGCAGGACAATTTAGTTTTAATAAAAAATTAATAGAAGTTAGAAGTCAAATCATAAAAACAGGAAGATTTGAAGAAACAATGATCCATGAATTATGGCATAGTTTATCAAGGAATTTACCTGCTTCAGATCTAAAAAGATATTTTAAAGAATGGAAAAATGCAAGGAAAAAATATGAAGCAAGCATGAAGAAAAAGTTTAAATTTTATGATGAAGATGGGACACCTTCGGGTATGAAGAAGATGAAGGAAATGATGAAGGAAGCTCAAACAAAAGCAGATGCAGAATTAAAAGCAACAGGAGAAATTTCAGAAAAAACTATAAAAGAAATACAAGACATAGGCAATCACTCTCTTGCTTATACAGAATTTACAGACTTCTTATCTGGGAAAGCATATACAGATAAGAACTATAGATTTGCAGATGTAGATGAATACTTTGCAGAAATGTTAACTGATCATTTCATGCTTAATTATACTCCAGTTGACTTTGCTCCAAAGGGAACATTTAGAAGACTTATTCAGGAGATAGGAATCTTCTTTAAAGAATTATGGATTGAAATTCATGCGAGACTAGGCCCACATAATACTGAAAAAATCTTCAATGATTATTTAAAAGGAAGAAATAAAAAGCAACTTAGAAAATATTCACTTGAAACATATTTTGATCCAGATCGAGCAGATCAAGTAACAGAAGGATTTTTAGATATAGGAATCCAAATCAATGAAGCAGCACAAGACTTTAATGTGATTTCTGGTTCAGCGTTCGATGGAGGCTTTACAAAACAAAGAGTTAATTTTGAACCTGATGAATTAGCAGATCTCTATGATTTTATTAGTAGTTTTGACGATCCAACTTATGACAAACTTCTTAGAAAAATAGACGCTTATATCTATCCAGAGAAAGGTGCAAAGAAAGCTCCTTATCCTATTAATGAAAAAGACGGAGAAAGGATAGATGACCTTCTAGATATTCTTGAAGAAGAAAGTCCTAAGACATACAAAGAATGGGAATGGATGCGTAATGAGCCTGTTGAGACTTCAGCTGAACGAAAGATAAGAACAGATGCAGAAGATCAAGCTCGCTTTGAAGAAGAGTCAAGACTGTATGAAGAGGATCAAGCTCGTTTAGATGAAGACCAAGCTAGACAAGAAACAGGTGATGATCCACGTGGCTTCTACGAAAAGCAAGCAGAAATCTACGACCAAGAACAAAGTCTTCAAAGCCCTGAATCTGCTGGTGGAAAAGTCCCAGAAGGAAGAGCAGAAGAAGTTAGTGAAGATTTATTAGAAACAATTGAAAAGATTGAGAATGGTGAGGCTGACTTACTTGATAGTCCTATCATGTGGGATGTAGGAGATGAATTAGCACAAGATATTACGACTCTTAGATCACCTTTAGCACCAGGAGGTAAAGGTAATCGTTATTACGGAAAGGCTAGTGAACAAGGTTCTCACTTTGAACAAGTCTTAAGTGCCATAAGTAAACATGTTGATCGAATAACAGCAACAGGAATGCCATCATTAAGTCCACAAAAGATTGTAAGAGAATTAGGCCAAATGTTTGAAAGACAAGGTGTTAATTTGAATAAACTTTTACATGATAAAAATATAGTAGAAGCAACAGAAATGTTTGCTAATAATGCAGAGAATATTACTAATTTATTAAAGATAAGATTTGGATTAAATTTTGCATGTGAACAATCACATAAATGGGCAATGCTAGTTAATCAAGCAGCTAATAATCCTTCTATTGATAAATCAAAAGCAATGTTTGAAATGATTCGAAATTTAGAATTATCATTGCAATTTGCCAAAGTTTATCAAACTTGGACTAGAAGTGCAGGTCAATTATTAAATGCTGCTCAAGCAGAAATAATTACAGATGGATTAACAGAAACGACTAAAAGACAGGATCTAAACTTTAATCAAGTTACAGCTATAAGTGATGCTGCAAAAGTACCAGCTCAAACTATTCTTTCTAATATTCCTGATGATGTTTTAACAGCAATGAGGACAGGAGAATGGACTCCTCAAACAGAAGGATTTATGGATCAAATTATAGGACTTGCATTAGATTCAAAATATGAACATGGAGTTAAAGCTCTTCAAGATTACATAGGAATCAATGTTCAATCAGGAGGAAAGAATCCAAAAAATATTGATACTTACGAAAGAATAACCAAAGGTTTAGTCACTTTAAGAAATAATAATTTGCTTTCAATGGCAAGGACATGGGCTCTTCAACTTTCAAGTTTAGGAAGAACAGCAATAGAACCTTTAACAATGAGTATGACAGCTGGTGTTAAAGGTGATTTTCATCATGCAAGATTAGCCTTAATGCAATACGAATATATAAGACAAACATTTTACGGCTCTCTTAAATTAGGATCACACGCTTGGCGATTAGGACAAAGTTTGTATGATCCTAAAATTCGTACATCTGGACTTGCAGTAGATCAATTAGCAGACATGAATGCTGTTAATGGTTATGCAAAAGATCGTGCTTATCAATTAGCTGATCCTCATCCAGCTTATGATTTAAACACTGCTCCATTTCATAGAGAAGGGAAAAACAATCCTGGTCTAAATGCTGCAAATATTTTATGGAGATTAGGTACATGGAATATAAGAGGACAATCAGCATTAGATACTTTAACTAAATCTATTTCTGGTAATGCTCTTTCCATGATAACTGGAATAGATCAAGGAATTACTAAAGGACAAAGTTTAGGATTAAAAGGAATTGAACTAGATAATTATGCAAGAGAATACGCAGAAGGAAGACTTCAATTTTATACCTTTGATGCTGTTATCAATGGAGAAACAATTGCTGATGCCATAATGAAAGATGAATCAGCAATACAAATAGGACGAATACTTACTTATACAGACGAAATTAGAGCAAGATTACCCAAAAGAAGTTATCAACATGGAGAAGCATTAGCAAGAGCAAAAGGGATTACTGATGAAAGTGAAATAGCCGAATTTGCTGATCTCTATATGAAAGGTGAACACTTAGAAGGTCTTCAAAAAGCCTATAATAAGTTCTTAAGAAAAGGAGATAAACTTATACAAGGAAAAGATGTTGATGTTGATGTATTACCAGATCCAGGTGACCTTACTCCTGTCTTAACTTCCTCTTGGTCACAACTACCTCAAGCGTGGGGAAAAATGCAATCATCAAGACATGGTTGGATTGCAAGTTTTATACATCCTTTTAATAGATCACCACATAATTTAATGAGAGATTGGTTAAAGAGAACTCCTTTTGCTCCAACAGTTGATACTTTCTATCGAGATTTATTTCAGGAAAATTACTTTATACGCAATAGATGGCAATTTGAATTAACAACAGGCACAGCAGCAGCAGGTTTATTTGCAACGACCATATTAAATAACGATGACTTCCCTATTGAATTTACAGGATTTGGACCGAACTCTCCAGATCTAAGAAAAGTCTGGACAGACAATGAAATTCCTCCTTTATCTTGGAGGTGGAGAGGAAAAGATGCAGATGGCTTACCTGTTTATGGTAATTGGCATAGCTATAAAGCTTATGAGACTGCAACTAGTTTTATTGCAGGATTAGCAGATTATAAAATGCTATTTAATGATATGTCTGAAGATCAGAAAGATGAGTGCATTGGAAGCTTATGTGTATCAACAACTGCTCAAGTTATGTTAGGGAAATTGAATGCTACTTATTATCAAGGTATTGTCGAATTTGTTGATGCAATAACACCAGGCTCATTCCGTTCCTTCTTACCAGGTTCAAGAGAATTAGAACCTTCTGAAAGGTCAAAACTTGCAAGATATATCCAAAGGTTATTCGTTAGTTTTATACCAGAATCAAATCGTCTAAGAGAAATAAGTAGAGCAATCGATCCATATAAGAGAGAAATAGATTCAGGAGTTAAACCCATAGAAGCATTTAATGAAGCAGATAAAGGATTAGTAAAAATGAAAGATCTCAATGGATTAACTGTATATTTAAAGAAAGAAGATTTAGAAAGAAAAGATCCTATAAATAAAACATTAGAATGGATTGCTAGTTATAGTAGACAACAAATAGATGAAATTAAAAATACTATTCCACTTTTTTCTGACTCATTACCTAAAAGAACAAATTGGATTACTGGATTAGAAATAAGAAATAAAGGGTTTTTAGGTAGTCATCAACTACCATTAGATGATGCTCCTTGGCTGGCACGATTATCAAGTGCCTACTTTGGAACAATAAAAGGTGCTGTTAGTGAATATGGACTAGGTGCAATTAGTCAAGATTTTGATCCACGATTAGACTTCCAGAAAGTCCAAAAAATAGGAACTTATGAATATAAAGCTGCTATCGTTAATGATGAATTAATTAAACTAAGTAGAAGCGGAAGTGTCTTTGCACCTCCAAGACCTACTGATTTCGGAATTAAAGATGTAAGATTAAGTCCTCCTGCTTTCAGGCAATATAAGGAATATATTTATAGTCTTCCGCATTCTGAGTATGGTGGAATGACTTTAACAGAAGCTTTATATCAAAAAATAACCTCAAGAAGTTATAAAAAATTAGATTACATAATCCATCCAGATTCTTCTAATAGACAAAATATTGAAGGAGCTGATCCGTTACAAGGTTTTGTTAGAGAGGATGAGATCCTAGAAATTATTAATGCTTACACAACTCAAGCTCGAAAAGAATTTATAAATAATCCCAATAATAAATACAGGATGGAAATTCTAATACCCATGTATCGACTAGAAGAGGCAGAATCTCAACTACTAGAATTAAAAAGAAGTGGTACTCTGATCAATCAAAGCGATAGTATGGGAACAAGTACCCAAGAATTTACTGCCCAACTCAATCAGTAGCTAAACCATGCCTTACGCTTTTGATACTTATTCAGGGAACGGTTCGTTAACTGATTTCAATATCTCCTTCCCTTACATTAACGAAGACCATGTAAAAGTTTACGTTAATTACACGCAGACCTCTTTTACCTTTGAACCAAATAAATCTACTGCTCGTTTAGCGAGTGCTCCTGCTAATGGAGCTGTTGTAGAAGTTAGAAGAATTACACCTCTTGCTAATGTTCTTGTCGATTATGCAGATGGATCAACTCTTACAGCTGGAGACTTAGATACTAATAACCTTCAACACTTATATATAGAACAAGAATTAGATGATATTCAAAACAAAGCTATAGCTCTATCTCCTACTACTGGTCTTGCTACAGCTAATAGCAGAAGAGTAACAGAAGTAGCAGATCCAACAGCAGCACAGGATGCAGCGACAAAGAACTATGTAGATACAACAAGGCAACCAGTAGATGCTGAACTAACAGAACTCGCAACAATGAGTTCAGGTACAGCTTCTTCTCTAGCTGATCTGACTAATACAGAAGTCCAGATCTTAGATGGAGCAACAGTTACTACTGATGAATTAAATAAATTAGATGGAGTAACTGCTACGACAGCAGAGATTAACTATGTAGATGGTGTTACTTC